GGGATAAAAAGAAGGCCGAATTTGAAGCGGAAAGGGATGGATATATCGGCAAGATACTAGCCGACTCCCTCCCTCCCCTACTCCATTTCGGCCTTTCCCAGTAGGGCGGTGGTTCTATGTCATATGCTGCAAATTTTCTTAAGGCTCATGGTCAAATATGCACAATCGAAAGAGACGTGCCTATTACTTCCAGAGTATCAATCAAACGGACCACGAAATCCACGAACAACGTCGGCAATCGTGAGGCGTTATGGGAAGGTCTGATTCTTGCCGATGCAGGGTTGCAAAGCGGTGAAATACTGACTATAGGTGCAGACAAATATCTGATTCAGTCAGTGAATCATGACCCTGCCTCCGGCGAGGATGTATTTTTTGCCGCCAAGACAAATGTTGTTTTGACGCACAAAAGGTATGTCGAGACGGTGGATGAAAACGGGAATATCGTTCAGGAATGGCAGACGCTTCACAGTAATGTCTACAGTTATTGCGATGTGGATTTTTACCGACTGTTGCAATATGACATTGGCTTGTTTGACCCGACGAAATATATATTCCAAGTGTCAAAATCCCTTGGCGTGGCTAAACTTGACAGATTTGTCCTGAATGACGTCAATTATCAGGTTGCCAATATCGACGATATTGTTTTGACCGGCATTGCAAGAATCCAGCTTGAGAGTGATACAAGGCCGTAAAATATTGAGATTAAGGTGATTCTATGGGAATTCGTTTTGATGCTAAAGCCTGTATAGACTTTCTGTGGCTCAATCTCTATGGCGCCATGAAGCAATTGCAGCAGGAATTGTTGAACGAAGCCAAACAAAGGATGTTGACGCCGGAAGGTGCCGCAAGCCTGCATGAAGAAGAAATCAGGGACATAGCCAATGTGATTGTAGCTTCCATTGCAGGCGGCGCATGGGCGGCTATGGATGAGTGGGGTACGGGCTCGGCCATGGATTTATCCAATCCTGCTTTGACCGAATACCGAAAAAGTGCCATGTGGAACCCCGCACGTCCCGACACGAAGATTCGAAGCAGGCCAAATGCTCCGGGGCAGATTGACATATTTGGCAGGCCGGTAAACGGCAGAGGCAAGGGCGGTATTGACCTTGAAGCATTAGGAAAAGTTACACCGCAGCCTCCCTCCCATGCTATTCAGACAGCGGCAAGATGGATGCAAAACGGCAGGATGAGAGAAGTCATACAGAGTGTTGTAAATAAGTTTCCTTTTCACAGTTTCATAGTTGTGGATAAGAACTAAACCCCTTCATGGGGTTATTTTTATGCCCTGAAAGGGGTGGTGCCATGTTCAATCCGGCCAGTGACCTTACGGCTGTGCAGAGCATTTTGAAATCCGATGAAACGATACTTTCCTTAATGGGGCTTACAGGGAAAACACCTGTTGAAATTGCAAAACGAATCATTAAACGCAGCCAGTGGAATGACCTTGTAAGCAGCGAAAAACGTCTATGCGTTTACTTCATTCCGTCACGCAGGATGAGAAACCAAAGTTTTTTTGAAGAAGTGCTGGAAATCGACTGTCACGTTCCCGCAATTCAGGATTATATAGCTTACCAGATTCAGGAACGGGCGAACCAGATTCTTCATGAAAAGAAAGTCAACAACCGATATCTTTATTTTGACGGCCAGCTTGGTGAGCTTCCCACCATGTCAGGCTTTTTTTGTTGTGGAAGCAGATATGTGTTTAAACGGAAAATTTGAAAGGAGCTGATGTTATGCAGCCTATCTATTTCCAGAAAGCAGGTAAGCTGATGCTTACCAAATACGTGAACGGCGTTCCCGTAAGGAGCGCAGAAAATTCATATTTTCGGAATGGCGCTGTGCAGTCCATTGTCCCCAGTGTAACCGTAAATACCACAGAATTGCCGGACGGTAATAGTGATTGGCCCGCCGCCGATGTGGATACTGGAAAAGCGGGAACCATTACAGTAAATCTCTCTTATATGCCTATTGAACTCTATGCTTTCCTGATGGGCACTACTGTTGAAGATTTGACAAGCACGCCCATGCCGGTAATTGACCAGGAGTTGACAATCCCCAGTGTTTCTCCTTTTGAAGTGAATCTTGGTCATGCTCCCGATACCACAAGGCCGATAATCCTTGTCGGGCAGGATGCCAGTGCATGGGTTAAAGTTGATAGCTCTCCTGCTCAGGGGCAGTATGCAATAAGTGCTTCAACTGCTATATTCAATAGCGTAGATGCAGGCAAGCCGGTATTTATCACCTATGACTATACAGCACTTACCGCAAAGAGCTTCGGGCTTCCCAAATCTGGCTCAAGATTTGCGATGGAGTGCGTCATTTCCGGTGAAGCTACAGGCGAAGATGAAAGCACGCTTTACGATGCGGCCATCATCATTGACAAATGCAAAGCTACCGGCAATATTAATCCTCCTGAGCTTGGCAGAGAGCCGAAACCGCAGAGCATTACATTAAAGGTATTAAAGCCCAGGGGCAACAACAAGGCCGTAGATTTCAGGTTTGCGCCTAAGTCTTAATTGATAGGAGGATGATTGTATGAGCAAACAGGAGGCTAATGCTCCCGTTTCCCTCTCCACAATGCTTGGTTCAGGGGAAACGTTTGAAGCGAAGGGAAAGACATATACGGTAAAACCGATTACTCTTGCACGCATTGAGGAGTTCATGTCCGACAATCTCAGTTTAGGCAGTCAGCTTTTTAATGTGGCTAACAAAGACGCAAAATCGAAGGTTGATAAATGGCTTGCTGATTACTGCACTGACGAAAAGGGCGACCCAATGTCTTTACAGAAGGCTATTGACGATGGATGGGATATTGTTGACCTCAAGAATTTCTTCCGCAAACTGTGTGATTTATCGGGCTGATAGTGGCCCCGTCCAATAAAAAAGACGGGGCCGAAAATCAAAAGCCTGATTGGGCGGAAATTTATGCGGACCTTCTTTGTCACACAAGCCTATCTTATGAGGAAATCGGCAATAGGACCATTCCTCAAATTGATGCTATACGAAGCAGGCTTGGGAAGCATGTTGCTCTCAAAATCGGCATACCCGGCATATTCGGCGGGGCATTGGATAATCCTCCCCCCTCCCCTACCCCGGACCGACCTCCAAAGCTATCCGAATTCATGGCGTTTGCCAATGCTTTCAATGATATTAAATGATATTAAGTGAAAAGTGGTGATGTCTCATGGCGGCAGATGATTCAATGGTAAAAATCATCCAGTCCCTTGGGTTGGACTACAGCCAGGCAATCCAATCAACAAGAGCATTTGAAGCAAGTATAGCCAGTCTGAATAAGCAGCTTTTTGAAATGAAAGCCAATGCCCTGCAGGGGGCAAGGGACATCAACCAGGCTTTTTCTTCTCAGCTCGGAAATCTTGGCGGCATGAAAACATTGGTTAACCAGTACGGACAACCGCTAAAGACTATTCAGACTCAAGCGGCAAAAACAAGTTCAGGTATAACTTCAGGTTTTGTATCGGCAACCGCAGCCGCTCAACAACATGCTCAAACAGTTCAGAATGTCGCTAACAAATACAATATCCTTGCGTCAGAATGGCAAAGGCGTACGTCATGGTTTCTAACCGGAACTATGTTTTATGGCACATTGAAAGCCGCACAGGAAGCCGTTCAAACCATATCAGAAGTCGAAATGGGCGTAACGCAAATTGCCCGTGTCATGGAGGATTCGACGTTTGTATTTAAGGATTACCGTGACCAGTTGTTGCAGTTGGGCGTTGAATACGGGCAGACGTTTGAAACGGTACAGGATATTGCTTTAAGATGGGCACAGGCAGGATATAATGTAAAAGACAGTCTTGAGCTTACAAGGACATCGCTGCTTGCTTTGAATACTGCCGAACTTGATGCAACAAAAGCCACTGAATCCATGATTGGTATAATGGCGCAGTGGGGATTGACGGCTCAGGATTTACCATTAGTGCTTGATAAGATTAATAAAACTGCCGATGATTTTACGGTCACATCTCAAGACCTCGTGGATGGGCTTTTGCGTTCATCCAGTGCGGCTAAAATCATGGGCTTATCAATCGACCAGACTATCGCACTGCTCACAGTCATGCGGGAGGCTTCGGGAAGGACCGGGCGTGAGGTTGGCAATGCCCTGAACTCCATTCTGTCATATATTCAAAGGCCCGCATCTATCAAAACTCTCGAAGGCTTAGGCATAAAGGTATTTGCAGACGAAGCAAGGACACAATTCCGGAATGTCATGGAGATATTCCAGGACATAGCCTCAAGATGGGGAACTCTAAGTGCAGAAATCCAGGACGGCTTTGTCAAGGCTGCCGATGACGCAGGACTATATAACGAAGAATTGGCAAATGCAATCGGCGTGCAGCAGCAATGGAATGACTTGCAGCAGAGGGACATTTCTCAGGCCGCCGCCGGTGTTTACAGACGGAATTATTTTATTGCTATGATTGAAAGGCTGGCTCAGGCTCAGGGAGTTCTCAACAATATGATGGACGCAGCGGGATATTCCATGCGTGAGAATGAACGCACAATGGACACGTTGGAAAAGAAGTACAATTCCCTGAAAGCCGCCGCACAGCAATTGGCAGTAGCTTTGGGCGATGCAGGGTTGCTTGATATACTCAAAGGATTAACCGATACCACAACGGATATGGCCAGAGCATTTTCTAAATGGGACGATAATGCAAAAGCATTGGTTTTAACCGCATTAGAGCTTTTGGCTGCTTTTAAGGCTCTTCAAGCTGTATTGGCATTATTTACCACAAAAGGATTAAAAACTCTTATAGGAGCAGGGGCCGCTTTATTTGGATTACCTCCCGTTATTGGACAAATAACTGCTGGCGTGATTGCACTGACAGGTGCAATAGGTTTATATGCTTATAATTCAAAAAAGACATATGAGCAAACGCTACAAGATGCCTTAAGTGCCGTTAATGCCAAGAAAAAAGAAATTGAACAGACAGATAAGGAAATCGAAGAAACCAAAAAACTTCTTAATAGCTATGAAGAATTGCATAGCAAAACAGGCGAAAACAGCGAAGTTAAGGGCCAATTGCTTGAAATACAAAAGCAGCTTGCCTCGATATATCCGGAATATGTGGACGCCCTCGACGAAGAAGGAAATAAGCTTGTAACCAATATTCCACTTCTTCGTGAAACGATAGCATTAAAGCAACAGGATCTTGAGCTTGAACGGCAGAAAATGCTTAAGGAAGCTCAGACAACTTTGCCACAGCTTGAAGCCGAAAAAAGGCGATTAGAAGCGCAAATTGCCGCAAACAGAGAAACGTTGGCAAAAGGCGATACGCAAACGACGATAAACGCCCGTGGGCAGACATATATGATTGATACAAGACAGCAGTTGATTAAATTGAATGAAACGCTGATGTCGCAATTATCCGCAGTTGTAGAGAAAATTTATCAATATAAACAAATCGTCGGATTAACAATTGCAGAGGAGCAAGATATATTAAGAAAACATATACAAGGAATGGCCGGGATAACTGCTACGGGAACGTCAACCGGAGGCACGGATACGGGAGGCACCGGAACCGGCACCGGCGGTGCAGGCACAAACGAAGCCCTGCAAAACGCCCTTAGAATCCTTGAACACAAAAAACGCATGGATGAGATTTCCATTCAGGAAGAAATCGCATACCTTCGCAAAGTGGAGCAGCTTTACGTCCGTAATGCCGAAGAACGGATGGACATCGAGGAAAGGATATACAATGCGGAAAAGCGGCTCAAAGATAAGCGTTTGCAGGATTCAATCAACTGGATAAATGAAAAGAAGGCTTTGGACCAGCTTTCGGCAGAGGAAGAAATTGCCGCATGGGAGCGGGTGTTGAAAAATCAGAAAAACAATATAGAAGCAGTAAAAGAAGCAACTATAAACCTGCATAAGCTCAGAAAGCAGCTTGCCGAAGATATTTATTCAAGCGAAGAAACCAGAATCCAGCATCTGGCTAGACTCGGCCTTTATACTGTTCAGCAGCAAATCGACGCATATAAGCAATTATATTCCACCAAAGCTGCTTCTGTTGAGGATGAATATAGACGGACAGAGAAATTGTTTGATTTATATAAAGACCTTTTGAGAGAACAGCAACAAGCCATAAAAGACGCATACGATGAGCGCATACAGCAAATCGAGGATGAAGCCGAAGCCAAGAAAAAGGCACAGCAAGAAATCATTGACGGAATCGAAAAAGAGCTTGACCTTCTCGACCGGCAGGAATCCGAATACAGTTATGAGCAGAAAATGGCCGACCTAAAAGAACAGCTTGCATATTGGAGTGTTCGTACCAGCGAGGAAGCACGGCAGAAGGTTGCCGATATAAACAAGCAGATTGACGAGGCCGAGCATGACCGAGAAGTTGAACTTCAAAGGCAGAAGCTTGAGGATAAAAAGAAAGCCGCCGAGGATGAAATAGATGCAATAGAAGAAGCGGCAAGAGAGGAAAGGGAGAAATTACAAAAATCATATAAGCTGATAGAAAAAGCCTTTGACGAACATAGCATTAATATGATAGCCGCTGCAGGCGCTATGGCGAAGGATATGTTTGAACAGGTGAAAGATAACTATCTTAAACCGCTTTCCGAGGCTTTGGAAGCAGGGGATTATTCAGAAATTGAAGATATTCTGGAAAGATACAACGAAACGGCATCATCCATGAGCAAAAATCAACAGATATATTCCCTTGCAAGCCAGATAGTGGATTTAAAGAGGCAGTATGAAGTATTAGGCGACAAAAGCGCAGCGACAAAGGCCACATCATTATATGATGAGCTTGAAGAATTAAGCTCAAGGGTGGCAAACAACCTGCACAGCATGAATTATGAACAGGCCAAAGAATATCTTAAGACACTTCCAAAATCCCACGAAGGTTCAAAGGTTCTATCGTATGGTGCCGCTTATCTTGCACCCGGAGAATTGATATTCCCTCCAGATTTGTCGAAAAAACTTGAATCATTGATATCGGCCCTCTATGCAAGGCCAGTGCAACAGTCACAGAGCAATGTTACGACCAGTTCTGTTGATAATCGTAAAATATTCAACGGGCCTTTGCTGAATGTAGAGAATATGCATATGGAGGATGAGGTTGATAGCGAAATATTGTCTCGTGAACTCCGCAGGGCTGTTTTAGCTCTGTAATTTTACATGAAAGAAGGTATGCTATGTATGAGATTTTTGAAAAAGCATATGCCACTGTAAAGCCTGCTATTGCCTTGTTCGGAGCGGCAATAACATATCTTATGTTTCCAAACAAAAGTTTTGTTGCATGGTGTATTGCTTTATGGGTTGCCGTAGTTTTGGACCTTTTTACCCGATGGTTTGCCATATTCATGAAGAATGGCGGCGTTATTAGGTCGATAAAAACGAAGGCGTGGAGTTCAGACGCCATGTATCATAAAACATCCGTGAAAATCGTGTCGTATCTGGTTATACAAATTCTTGCAGGGCTTTCAATGCGGTTTGTGGGATTGACTTATATCAACAATGCGGTGGCTACTGTGATTTATTCATTTTTATTCTTCCGTGAATTCGCCAGCAATATCGAGAATCTGATTGATGCGGGGGCTGACTACCTTCAGCCCCTTTTGTTTTGGGTGAAGAAGAAAGAAGATGAAGTTATCCCAAAAGGGGATGATGAAAAGAAATGAAAGGGGATGAAACGATGGATTTTAGCAAACGGCCATTGGGAGTAATTCCATCCAGGCCAGACTATAGAGACTATCGTTTAACTCAATTTGTTGACGTTGAAAAAGATTTTCCCGACTATTACTTGGTGCCACCTTATGAAAAAGAAGAAGACATTCCAGTATACGACCAGGGATATACCAGTATGTGCGTTGCATTTACAGGTGCGGCAATCACCGAGCAGCAGGAATATCTTGAAACAGGCAATTTTAGACGTGTTTCTCCAGGCTGGATTTACGGCAATCGTGACACGGGAATGTACATGGGCGAGGGCATGGAGCCAAGAGAAGCGTGGGCGCAGCTTTGCGAGGACGGGGTATGCGAATATGACAGTCTGCCAGTAATAGGCACTTTTTCCGAATGTTACGAAGCCGTTCTCAAAAATAAAGACAAATTGTTAAAGCAAGCCTCTAACTATAAAAAGAAATCCTATGTAGCAATTAGCCAGGATGCCGATGAGATAAGAACTGCTATAATGAAGTGCGGCGCTATAAATGTATGCATAGGAGTTTATTCTGATTTTGATAATGTCGGTTCAGACGGATATCTTACATCGTATACAAGCGGCAGTCTCAGGGGCTATCATTCGCTTACTTGCGTGGGATTTTTTACGAAGAATAATAAAGTATATCTCATTATTTTAAACTCATGGGGCAAAGAATGGGGAAAGAACGGCCTGTGCTATATGCCGTATAACTATAGGGGCATACAGGAAATCTGGGCTATAACCGACTTGCAAAAGCGGATTATAGAAGCGACCATAGCTCCGCAGATTGTATCGCCGGGATATTTCGTCATTCCCTTCCGTGGTATGTTTGAGGCTGAACATGCCGAATCAATCAACTGGTGGAGAAACAACAACGGAAAGATAGAGGCCGAAGCAATTCTTCCAGCAATCGGCAGGCGCAAAATTCATGTGGTGGAAGGCAACAAGGATATCGAAATAGAGCTTCTGGAATAAAGAAGGTGTAAGACAATGAGCATAGATAAGTATTTAACTTTAGACCTTACCAAGCCATCGGATGTGAATTATGTTGTTTTGAACAAATTCCTCAAAGGTACTCCGATGGCAGGCTTGGGTTCGGCTTTTATGGAGGCCGAAAGGGAATATGGTGTGAGTGCTCATTATCTTTGCGCACATGCAGTGCACGAATCTAACTGGGGCAAGAGCAGAATTGCGCAGAATAAGAAAAACCTTTTCGGATTCGGCGCATACGACAGCGACCCGTATAACAGCGCATATACTTTTGATTCTTTCGAGGACTGCATTTTGTATGTGGCGAAGTATGTTGCCAAAAATTATCTTTCTTCTACAGGCAAATATTACAATGGCCCGACTCTTACCGGCATGAATGTGAAATATGCAACGGACAAGAATTGGGCCAAGAAAATCGCCAAATACATGGTGCAAATCGAGGAGGTGTTGAACAATATGGCGAAGGATTACGAGGGTCACTGGGCGGAGGCGGCCATAAAAAAAGTTATTGCTGATGGACTTATGAGTGGCTATAAAGATGGTAGCTTCAAACCGGACAGAAATGTTACAAGAGCGGAGTTGGCATCGACATTGGTGAGATTGATTGAGAAGCTGAAATAAAAAATTTTTTAGGAGAGTGATTTTTCGTGAAGGAAATCCTAATTCAGAATTGGTTTGTAATCCTTGTAGTGGCGGCTTTTGTGGCTTATGTCATACATCTTATTCTCACCAAACAGTGGACGAAACTCCGGATGCAGGCTTATGCTCTCATGCTGTCGGCAGAAAAGATATATGCCGACGCATACGGGACTGGGAAATTCAATGCTGTATTCCAAAAAATGTATTATACCGTTATCCCTGCATGGCTCAGGGTGTTCATTACCGAGGATATGTTTAGAAAGGAATTGCAAGAATGGTATAATCTGGCGAAAGACATGCTGGATGATGGCAAGGTGAATGATTCAGTGAAATAAACTGTATCGGCAGAAAGCCGTTCCTTTTGGGACGGCTTTTCTATTTCGTATGATTTGGGGTGATGGCATGGACCTGAAAAGTTTTCTTAACCTGCTTTTGAAAAATACGCCTTTTGCCGTTGTCGGCAGGGGCGATGTCAACGTATCCGTTAATGCTGGTATGGGTGTTGTTGAATCCGCAAAGTGGCGGCCAAAGTGGAAGATTGAGAAGTACGACGCACACGGCAGGCTGTATGCCGTGGAGGAATTTGCAGGAAATATGCTTCTTGCCGAAGGCATAACGGAGATGTGGAAGCTGATAGCAGGTGCATCTTCGGCGCATTTTGACAGTGCCAATTCCTACATTGGCGTAGGCAACGGGACAACAGCTGCTACGGCTTCTCAAACCGGCTTGCAGGGTTCAAGCAAGCTGTATAAGCCTATGGACCCGACATATCCACAGATAAGCAATCAGACAATCACTTTCAGGGCAACATTTGGCTCAAACGAAGCGGCTTTCGAGTGGCAGGAATTTACTGTAGCGAACGGCAATAGTGATAGTGCGGTCAATCTATGCCGCAAAGTGGAAAATCATGGCGTGAAATCGTCTACGGATACTTGGTGCCTAAGCCTACAAATTACATTAGTATAATTATGAGGGCTTGATTATGTATAGATGTAAAAAAGTTTATGAAAATCAAAATGATATACTTCAACTTTACAAAAACGGCCTTTCAACAAATGAAATTGCAAAGAAATACGACTGTAGCGTTGCTCCAATTATAAAAATACTTAAAGAACATAATGCACTTAGAACATTAGAAGAAAGAAATAAATTGGCAGCCGTAAAAAGAACTGGCAAGTCAAGACCATCATTGCGTAAGCAAAATTTTTCCGATGAAAAAGTGATTGAACTTTATAAGAGTGGACTTTCATCTTATGAGATAGGCAAAATTGTTGGGCTATCATACTCTGGTGTAGATAAAATTTTAAAGAAACACGGCGTACCAAAAAGAACTATTAAAGAAGCGATAAATATAAAAATTAAAAAAGGTACTTTTGTCACTCCGTGGAAGCCAATGGAACAACATTGCAATTGGAAAGGTGGAAGAATCGAAGATGCACGTAGTGGATACGTAAGGGTTAAAGCGCCGTGGCATCCAAGGGCAAATTCAAAAGGGTATGTCTTCGAACATATTCTTGTTTGTGAACAAAAGATAGGCAGATTTCTTGAACCTGGCGAGGTTGTCCATCATATTAATGGAATCCGCAATGATAATAGACCTGAAAATCTTATAAATCTCCCAGAAAGACAACATGCCAAAATATCTGGGAAACAAGCGGCAAAAACTCCAAAGCTTAAAGACATATTGCAACAGAAAATTCGTGAACTTGAACAAGAAATCAGCGAACTTAAAAATAAACTAAACTCAGCTAATGAGACGAGTAAATCTAATTGCTCGTCTTAATTATTAAAGGGTGGTGACATCTTATGAAGACAAACTGGCAGGACCCACAGACTTCTGAAATCCGCTCTACGCATATTTCCGGCCTGCAGGAAGCTATTGGCAAAATTGAGGACATTCTTGATGTGCAGTTAGAGGCTGAAACCAATGTGCCTTTAACTGAAGTATATATATCAGAAACTGACAGATACCGCATTTATCAAGCTCCCGAAGGAAAGCGCAACTGGGCGGCTTCTCCTGCTCCTGTGATAAAAAAGAACGGTGTGCAAATTACAAGTGGTTTTACGATAGATTATGGCGGTGGTGCGATAATTTTAAGCCCGTCTGCAACCGCAACGGATGTTTTTACGGCGGATGTTTACAGGACTAAGACAGATGGGAACAAACTTGCTACGCATTTGGCCGATAATGTGACTCAAAAGACAGTACATGGATTATTAATCCAAAAGGGAACATGGGCACCTGTTTTCAAAGGTTCTGTAACACCAGGAAACACAATTTATGTTTATAACGCGGGAAAATATACTAAAATTGATAATGTAGTTATAATTCAAGCTCGTATAGCTGTGGCTACAAAAGATACCGCTATGGCAGGAGAATTGTATATAGACGGTCTGCCGTTTGTCTGTGCTGCGAATTATCCCGCAGGGATAGCGATTGCCAGGTTTATAAAATTTGACATGCCAACTGGTTTTGATGTTCTTACTGGAAAAATAATACAAGGTACTGGCAACATATATTTATTCGCAGGTGGAGACAATCAAACATCATCGAGTGCTGTAGATGTCAGTGCGTTACAAAATGGTTCTACGCTTGACTTTTCAGCAACATATCTAACTGATTAGGAGGGATTAATGTGGAAGTTATAAAAACAAAATCAATTAATATTCGTGAGGATGGGCAAATTGAGTTAATTGCGATAGTAAAATATGATGACGGATATATAGATTATAACTTTGCGAGGGCTATTCAACCAGGGGATAACCAAGCTGTAGAAACTTATATAGGTAATACAACATTTAAGCAACTAATTTACAATTATTGGACTCCAGAAATAATATCAGCTTGGCAACAAAAGGTAAATGCACAGTAGACTTATTATATGTAACACCCCTCTCCGAAAGGAGGTCTTTTTTATGGCAAATTATAATTCAGGCGTCCTATACAACGCAGGCGTGAAAGGCGGCGGGGCAAACTACAACTCCGCCGCTTATTACATTATCGAAGTCTCCGACGCGGCACTGGGGCAGGAACTTATTTCCATCCTTGCAAGCATGTCTGTATCGGATTCGGGTTCAGGTGTTGATTCTATCAGCGATTTGAGCCAATTCCCTGCCGATGCGTATTTTGTCATGACATGCGAAGGCGATTTGAATCCTTTGGGTGTAATTGTCCTTCGTGACAGCAGACATGAGCTTATGCCGCAAACAAGGGATATGACTGAAGAAATACCCGGCAGGCATGGCGAGATTGACTTCGGGAGTGAATTCAAGGCGAGGGCCATTGAACTGCACGTTGCTACACCGGACGGCCTTACTACCCTGCAAAAGGAGCAGTTGAAACGCACGATAGCGAAGTATCTCAATCCGGTTTCAGGAACAAAGAAACTGGTATTTCTTGACGACATCGACGTGCAGTATGAGGTTAAGTATGCGGGCAAAATCGACCTGACAAAATATGCCGACTGGATGGAGTTTACCATACCTTTTAAGATGTGCCAGCCGTTCATCGAAAGCAGAGAACAGCATATACAGACGGGTGCAGGAGTTATCGTCAATTCTGGCACTTTTGAGACGCCGATATTAATTGAGATTCCGGGGCCTGCGAATAATCCGACAGTTTCCATTGGTACTTCGATTATCTCATATATCGGCACTATTGCCTCAGGCCAAACGCTGGTAATTGATACCGGCGCACAGACCGCAAAAATAGGCTCAAGCAATATGATAGCCAATGTTTCAGGCGCCATCGACTATATGTTGCAACCAGGAATAAGCGCATCGGTTGTTCCTTCCATTTCAACAACAAGGATAAAGTGGAGAGATAGGTGGCTATAGGGAGTTGATACAATGCAGATACCTAAATATATTGAAATAAAAACGGCAGACGGCAAAATATCTGCTTTTTTATCTCCAAAAGCAGATGGATTAAAAGATGTATATGTGGATTGCAGGCTTAACGGCGAATCCACGCTGGAATTCCAGCTTCCGGCCACATCCGAAAAGCTAGCGGAGCTTACGCCGGAGTGCCAGATTTGGGCTGGCGGCAGGGTTTATTCCCTGCTCAAGGACGATGCTATTGACATAGTCCGGGATGAAAATAACAAGCTCTGGGCAAAGGTAATGGCGGTTGAGCGATGGATGGACCTTGATTACCAATTCCCGGAGCCTTACATCTGCAATGACCCCACTATCACCAATCCTGCCGACCTTACGGTAATAATTGTTGGCGGCGGTACCGATTTATCCGGTGGAAGATATGCGGTAGGGACTGCCGGTCATGCGCTTTATGCGGTTTTAAACGGTTCGGGATGGTCTGTAGGGACTGTAGACGTGCCCGGAATTCATGATTTAGAGATGGAGAAGGCAAGCAGGCTTGAGCTTATAAAACAGATTCAGGAAATATGGGGCGGGTATCTTGTATGGGATTCCATAAACAAGACGGTTAGCCTTCGTTCGGGCGATATATGGCAGCCTTATAACGGCTTTCAGATACGGTATAAGAAAAACCTTAAGCATATTACAAGGACGCAGTCGAATAAAATCTATACAAAGATATATCCTTTCGGGCATGATAATTTGGATATCGCTTCCGTCAACGGCGGCATGAAGTATATCACCAATTACAGCTATACCTCCCGGACGTATGTGGGGATATACAAAAATCAGGATATTTACGATGCTCAGGAGTTAAAGGATAAGGCAACCGCAGAATTGGCATTGAACTGTCGGCCAAGATATAACTATAAGGTGAAGATTGCCGACCTGCGCACTTTGCCGGAATATAATCATGAGGATTTTACAGTAGGCGATATGGCGGATGTGATTGACCCTGATGTATCTCCCGATTCTCCCCGGCCAAGGATTCTGCGGCACAGGTATAATCTTTTCCAACCTTGGAACTGTGAAATTGAATTGGGCGACCCGGAGGAAAGGCTTATTGAGGATTTGAAGGCTTCTTTTGATACGAGTGATTTTGTGGGGAGTGTGTTTAATTCCATTGGAAAATTAAGTGGCCAAAGCATAGAAAATTTGACTATAACAACGGAAAAGATTGCCAACTTGGCTATTACGGCAGACAAAATAGTGAAAGGAACGATTACAAGCAATGAGATAGCAGACCTCACAATTACGGCAGATAAGATTGCCAATGCAACTATTACAGGTAGTAAGATAGCCAGTCTGACCATTACCAATAGCAATATTGCCAATCTTACCATAACTGGCGGAAAGATAGCTAATGCCACGATTACTGATGCAAAAATAGTGAGTTTGTCGGCAGATAAAATTACGGCAGGAACCATAAAGGCTACTATAAGCATAGAAGGCCCTATCATTACGGGCGGCACTATAAACGGCGGCACTATAAACGGTGTTATTATAAATGGTGGCACTATCACAGGCAGTTTGATAAGAACCGATGTGCCCGGGTATGATAGAATAGAAATGGATAATTGGTGGTTCGCTTGTAAAGACAGTAGCGATAGATTCCATGGGGCACTAATAGATATAGGAATGGCTAAGATTGACTTTTATTATAGAGGTGATATCAAGGGCACCATAGAAGCAACTAGCGGCACATTTGATATTTACCCTAATTCTAGTATAGATATGACTATAGGAAATAGTTATTGTATAACATATGCTTATGGTGGATGGTGCTTTAATGATGAAATTGGCTTTTTTGGCGCAATTCCCGTTTCCCAACAAACAGCGCAACGGTTGTCTTCTAGTGCTACTTTGTCAGATGTGATAATCAAAATCAACGGCATATTGGACAAATTGGGTAGTTATGGATTGTTTTACGTCTATAACTAATAAATGAAGGAGGTTCTGACTTGGAACCTCCTTTTTTATTTTGCTTCCCACTTATCAATAAACGGCAATACAATATCCTCGAATGTTTCTTTTGTGATATAAATTTTGCCATTAATAAACTCTATAGGCAATTCAAGCATTACACCGGATTTTATTAATTCTTCTTCGCTTGTAGCCCTTGGGTTATCTGATATTAACTGTCTGGCAGATTCAAGACCTTTTCTGCTATATATATTTGCCCAGGTTGGGTCGCTTTTCCCATATCCAACTGAGAATTTGTTCCCGTATAATTCCTTGCAGTATGCTTTTAAATCTTCGGCACTTATATATTCCTTCCCACCAATCGTCTCATACATCACTGTAGGTTGTTTTACTGTTGTAGCCATACCCTTCTCTCCCTTCCCCGTCTGAATTTGTATTTCCTTCTTCTCCCCCACCCATTCAAAACTTAATCCCAGTTTCGCACATATGCCTTTGAATACTGCGGCAGGAATGTAATTATATCCCTTATAGTTCAATACTGGCAGGCTATCGTCCGTAAATTCGGTTCCGTCAACGATGATTTTCGTTTCGGACTTTGTGAGGATATACTCCTGTACCGCCGCACTGACTGGGATTATGCTGAATAATAATGCACCAAGAAGAAAGCCGATAAGGAATTGTCTATATCTCTTTAGCATAATTTCCCTTCGCCTCCATTTTTGATTTTATTATATATTTGTTTGAAAAATTTGTCAAATGATTCTTGGGCTTCCAAATGGAAATTTTTTATACCCTTTTCCCAACGCCTAGCTTGCCTTTTTTAGCGGGTTTTTATTCGTTCATGACCATTTAATTCTACGAAAATAATATCGGCTATAATCCCCATTTTTGTGCGTTATAATCGAAATGGAAATTTTTGCATTGCATTATTGCCAATTTTTCGATAAGATTGAAGAAAAAAGGGGGATATTAAGATGAAAAAATGTGATTCCTGT